CATCCAGATCGCCCACGCGCAGGCCCAGCAGCTCACCAGGGCGCAAGCCGGTCATGACCGCGATGCGGTAGGCGTGCACGTTCTCGTCCTGCTCCACTTTCCCACGCACCACACGGGTGTCTGTGGATAAAAGCACCCGCAGACTGTCCGGTTGCAGGATCTTCCGGCCTTTCAGGCGGGCACCCTTCGGCACGGTCAGGTCCTCGTCCTCCGGGCGCAGGGCTGTGTACTTGTGCTGGCGTGCCCACTTGACAAAAGCCACCTCCACACCCCGGATGCCCTGCAGCGTTTTGCGGGACAGATTGCCCCGGCTCTTGCGTTTGCTGTCCGGATTCAGACAGCCCTCCTTATAGGAGCGGTTCAGTACGTCCTGCAGCATGCCGGTGGTCAGGTCGCCGATCCGGCGCTGTCCGATCACCGGCAAAATGTAGTTGCGCCCAAACTTCTCCACCTGCTCAATGTTGCTGGTGCCGCCCGTGGCTTTGACTGAGATCATGTACTCGGCCCACACGTCCGCGCAGCGCTTTGTGGTGCTGCTGATGCCTTCATCCAGCCAGGCGTCGGCCTTGCGGTTCGCTTCGCGCTGGCCGGTCCGACCGGCTTTTGTGCTGGTAAAGGTCCGGCGCACGCCGTCCTTCTGCACCTTGATCTGCCAGCGGTTCTGGTTCGGTAGCCAGACAGCCGTGTTGGTTCGCAATCCCATAAAAATACACCTCCATGAGTACACTTTGACAAGCCTGCCCGGAGGTGGTACAATACAGTTGCTTAGGCTGGATTGTTCCTCGTGAGCAAGCCACTCTTTTCACGCCCTCGGTGTTCGCAGCACCGGGGGCGTTTTTGTTTATACATCTTCCACGGAATTACTTTCGGCAAGGGCAAAAAGCTCTGCGCTCGCCTCGCCGAGCACGGTTTTCTGATTATCACTCATATACGGCAGATACGGCTCGAATGCCTGATGATATTTCTCAGCCCAGTTCTTCTTTGCCGTTGGCGTTTTTAGGCTTTCAATTTTTGTCCGATATTTTTCTTCTGTACGGTGGATGATGTCATTTACAGCACCATCCCGAAATGCAAGGCTCCGGTATTTAACCAGATCTGCGGTTGCACTTACCGATGCCCCATATTTTCTGCATTTTTCCAGTTCCATCAGACGCCCAACACAAAAATCGTATCTCGTAAAGAATGTGGACGGATCAGTCGTTGTCTGCAGAATTTTTGCACTTTCCTGTGCTTGTTTCAAAAACTGAGGAGCTAGGATTCTGGCATTTGCACAGGAATCAACGAGATCTGTCTGCCCCATCCATTCAGGATTAGGAGAATAATAGCGTTCTTCTTCGGTCGCTTCCCAGCCTGCCGTTGGAGCCTGCATCGTGCGCGGACGTGTGATAATATTGATAATTTTAAAAATCAAAACCATCACAAGAAATGGTATCAGAAAGAAGAATGCCACAACTACCAGATACATGCTGTTTATCTCATCTGCACCAAAAAGTGCCATTGCCGGAAGGATTGCGCCGACCACGCATGAAATTAACAACTGCTTGCCTGTGAGGTTTGTACGCTGCCACTCTTCCAGTGTGCTCTCCGGTGTTTTTACTTTGGCCATCGCACCGACTGCAGAGCCAGTCCCACGGAAAACGGCATCAATGCTCTTGTGTACTGTTTTATTGCCAGAGTGCTTTCGGTGCCATTCTTTGCGGCCATAGGGAGAAAGTTTTTTACCCATATAATTCCTCCTCGGTTAAGTTTTCATTTTCCTTGTAATAGTAGTAAGCACGCCGGACATATTCCTCCGTCGTGTCCAGGATCTCCGCAATTTCATCGGCATCACGCCCCTGCTTCAACAGGTCGAACAAGACCTGCTTTGGGATCGCGTGCCGGATATACCAGTGATCTGCCCGCACCTCATGCCGTTCCACAATGTCAAACGGAGTGACCATAGAATAAAATCCGCCATACAGGCAATGGCCGAGCTCATGCCCGATGCGTGCCTGCTCTTCTGCATAGGTACAGGGCTTAGAATTGTCCAGCCCAATATAACACGCCCCATTGACTTCCGTTGACATACTGCCAATGATCGGCATTGGATAGCGCAGGACTTCCACATGATTTTCGGCCGCAACTTTATAAAAGTCAGCCCTTGTTCCCATTTGCATCCCGCTCCTTTATGAACCGGACAAACTGCTTGACCTCTTCATACTGGGCGTCTGTCACAGGGCCACCACCAAAAAGAGCAAACTTAATATCATCCTCTGAAACCCCACCGGCACGCCCGGCGGGGCTTTTTTGTTCGCCAATCAGGTCATTCACCGACACTCCGAAGTAGGCAGCAACCTTTGCGAGGGTATCGCCAGAAGGAACAGCCCCTGTATTCTTCCATTTCGTGACGGTCGAGTTGCTCAGACCAATTTCTTTTGCGGCACGGCTGCAGCTCACGCCCTTTTCCAGGCACAGTTCACTGTATACGTCATAAAACACAATTTTCAACGCCCCTTTTTGTGCAGAGCGCCAAATCTAACCAAATTCAGAAAATTTCATTGACTTTCTAACCAAATTCAGATATCATAGTGTCACAGTTGAATCCGGTTAGCAAACAAAGCCCGGAATCAACTGAATGGCTCAGGCTAGAATTTGCGCTGGATAATTGTTAGCACCATCATCTTACCGCAAATTCTAACCAAAGTCAAGTTTTTAAGTTGAAGGAGGTTAGAATTGTATGCCTGCACAATGGACAGGTGAGCTTGTTGGAAAAATGCACAATGCCGGTGTCACCGGCAAAGAACTGGCCGCACAGCTGGGAAAGAACCCGAAATACATTTCCCAGGTACTGAACGGCCACTACGAGCCCAAGAAGGCAGAGCGCGAGTTCAACGCTGCGCTCTCCGCCATCATTGAAGGCCGTCAGGAAAAGGAGGACTGACCCATGGCAAAGAAACAGTTTCTGAAACTCCGGCGGCTGGCCGAAGATCAGGACATCACCACGGATGAGCTGGCCGCAAAGGCGGGCATCGTGCCCCGCACGCTGCGCAAGCGCTTTGCCGCGCCGGAGAGCTGCGGCACATGGAACTGGGAAGAGATCGACGGCATCTGCCGCGCGCTGAACATCCCGCAGGAGCAGATCGGGGAGTATTTCTTCCCGACAGTCGAGAAAGGAGCATAAACATGAAGGCAAAACTTTACATCGACAGTGAGGACTCGACCATCAAGGTCGAAGGTGGTCCCAGCGACGTGCTACATCTTCTGGTGTGCGCAATCGCCCAGATTCTGAAGAGCTATTTCCCGGACGATTTTGAGCGGCAGATGGGCTGGGTGTCTGGACTGCTCTACAACACGATCCGCGCGCTGAAAGAGGAGGCCGACGATGAAGATTAAATCCACCGTTTTGCAGGTGCTGGCAGCCGCCAGTCTGGGCGCAGGCCTGCTGTATGCTATGGGCATCGAGGGCGGGGCCCAGCTGGGCGGCACGATCACCGACGGCGAGTTCACCACCGCCATGGTGCTCATTCTGGCTGCCCTTGCCCTGATGCGCATCAGCTTTGCCGTGCAGGACGCCGAGGAGCAGGCCCGCCGGAAAGTCCACAAGGAGCCCCAGAATACCGTGAAGAGCCGGAAGAAGGTGGGCTGATGCTGAAAAAGAAGCTCATCAACCTGCTGTACACTCTGGCGCTCTACGCAAAGGACAAGCTGCTGGACGCCGAAATTTGGGCGCTTAAGTGCACTGTCCGGACGCTTGAGGCACAGGGCAGAATCCTCGACCGTGTCCTTAAGCTCACAAAGGAGGCCGACGCATGACCGCCAAGGAGTACGTCGAGAGCCTGCAGCAGAAGTACGGGCAGCTCTGCCAGCAAGACAGCAATGCTATGACAACGACCCGCTGGGCGTCTGAGCTTTACAAGCTCGAAGCACGAATTGAGGTCTATGTTCTTGTGCTTGAGGACTTGGAAGGTGTGCTGCGGCTCATGGAGGACATCCCCCATGGCTGACTTTGTCAACAATGCCTTTTGGTATACGGTCTGGGACGCCAAGAGCGGTGACCTGCTGGCCAGCGGCACGGCTGCCATGTGCGCCCGGCGGCTGGGCTACGCCAGCGCCAACAGTTTTGCCGCTTCCGTCTGCCACTGGCTCAAGGACGGCAGGCAGCACGTCAAGTACATTTGCCAGCGGGAGCTCATCCCGCGCAGCGAGGTGGACAGCCTGCCCCGCACAACAAAAAGGCCCGCCCGTGTTCGCAGCACGGACGAGCCAAAAGAGTGATGGAATTTGCAAGCCCCATCACCCCGAAGGATAACACATTTTCGGAGGAAATGCAAATGGATATGATCAGCAAGAAGCTGGCGAACGACCGGCTGTACGCCTACCACGGCGGCCGGTTCTGGTTCTGGGACGAGGGACGCAGCATCTGGAAGGAAAGCCACCTGCTGGCCAAGAAGTACAACCTGAACCACGAATATGATAAGCTGCTCACCCCGGAGGACTTCCTGTCGGATCCGTCGCAGTTCCAGGCGCTGGAGGACTACGAGGTGGACTATATCCTGAAGAGCGCTCTGCAGAACGCTCAGCCCTGCAAAAATGCCCCCATCGACCCGGTGGAGGAAACGGCGGTGGTGCCCGCACAGGCCGCTTCCCCAGCGGCCACAGCCGAGGACAAGCCCGCTGCACCCAGCTTTGATTTTGGTGCAGATGACCAGACCAACGCCCTGCTGTTGCAGGATGCACAGACCTTCATCACCGGCAACATGGCACGCATCATGGCAGCCAAGCACGCCCACGACCTGACAGCCAATCACTACAAAGGCAGCTGGGGCAAGTGGTGCGCCGCCGTCGGCATCAGCCGGGACACCGGCGACAACATGGTGAGAGTTGCCGAACAGTTCGGCAACATCCAGTTAGAGGGCAAGTCGATTTTTGATGTACAGCCCATGAAGCTGCTGTATGCAGCCGCCAAGCCGTCCACCCCGGAAGAGGTCAAACAGGCCGTGTTTACCGGCGATATCACTACTTACAAAGAGTACCAGGAGGTCATGGCTCAGCTCAAAGCCAAAGAGGACGAGCTCGCCAAGACCCAGGCGGACCTTGACCACGAGATCAGCCAGAACGATGCCCTACTGGACGAGAAGGGCCGCCTGCTCCGGGAGTACGAAGCCAGCAAGAAAGCCCGTATGGATGCCGAGAACCGTGCCGACACGGCTGAGGGCAGTCTGACCGCCGCCCTTGCGGACGTGCAGGGTCTGACCGAGCAGAACGCCAAGCTCCAGCAGAGCTACCACGATGCAGACGAGAGCCGCATTGCGGCCAACCTCCAGCGCCAGAAAGCCGAAGCTGAGCGCGACAGGGCCGAAGCCCGCGCCAAGGACGCGGAGAACCAGCTTGCAGGCTCCCGGCAGGTGGCCGAGGCGGCCAAGCTCCGGGGCGACAAACTCAAGGCCGAGAACGACGCGCTGAAAAGTCAGCCCATCACCGCGGTGGTGGACGAAGAAGAGGTGGACAGGCGTGCCGGAGAAAAGGCGTACCAGATGGCCGCCGAGATGACCGCCGAGCTGCAGGCAAAGCTGAACGCCGTCACCGGAGACGCAGAGCAGGACGTCCGGAACGCTTACGACAGCGTCCTGCTGGCCAGCCGCTCCATGCTGAACACCTGGCAGATGGTAAAGCCGCAGTTCTGCAAGCTGCCGAAAGCCCAGCGGGAGACCCTTGCCAACCAGATCGTCAGCATCAACGGACAAATCAATGGGGAGGTCGCACAATGTCTGTAACCATTACGGCCCTTGAGGCCGAAAACGTCAAGCGCATCAAGGCGGTGGCCTTTGCGCCGTCGCCCACCGGGCTCACTCTCGTGGGCGGCAACAACAATCAGGGCAAGACCAGTGTGCTGGACGCGCTGGCGTGGGCGCTGGGCGGGGAGCGCTTCCGCCCCACTGCCGCACAGCGGGACGGGGCGGTCGCCCCGGCCCACCTCAAGGTCACCCTGTCCAACGGCGTGATCGTGGAGCGCAAGGGCAAAAACGCCAGCCTGACCGTTACCGACCCCACCGGACGGCGCAGCGGCCAGCAGCTGCTCAACGCCTTTGTGGAGCCGCTGGCCCTCGACCTGCCCCGCTTTATGGAGGCATCGGACAAGGAAAAGGCTGACATCCTGCTGCGCATCATCGGCATTGGGGCCGAGCTGCACACCCGGGATCTGGAGATC